GTTTATTACGGATTTCCGAATGAGATTGGCGATGATAACGGAGATGAGGAATGGTATAATAATTAATAAGTAAAATAAACTATGGAAAATAAATTACAGAAAGATTTGGTTCAAGCGATGAAGGATAAGGATGCAATTAAGCTTGAGACTATTAGAGAAATAAAGACAGCAATCACATATTTCAAGGCAGCACCTAATTATAAGGGTGAGTGCACAGATGCAGATGTCCTTGGAATTATACAGAAGGTTTATAAGCAGCATATTGAAACACGAGATGCTGCTATTCAGAATAAGCGTTCAGAGATGATGTATAAGGAGCAGAATATTATCGATGTCCTTGAGGAGTATCTTCCTAAGCTTCTACCTAACGATGATGTTGAGGCGATGATTACTAACTTCATCAATGAGAACTCTCTTAAGGGTATGCAGAACATGAAGGTAGTAATGAATTACCTTAAGGAGACTATTCCTAATCAGTATGATAATCAGTTCGCAGTTCGTTGTATTAGAGAAAAATTGGTGTAAAATATATTAAAATAACAACATATGAAGAAATTTATTTTATTGGTTTTAACAACCATTTGTTTGACATTTAGTTCATTTGCTCAAACACCTTGTATAACGTTTTTAGGTATTCCAATAGATGGAACAAAAAGAGAGATGATTTCTAAACTTGAGGCAAAAGGTTATGAATATGATTCAAACAATGATTGTCTTTTTGGCGAGTTCAATGGCGTAAACGTATTTATTGTCGTACAAACTATAAACAATAAGGTTTGGAGAATTGCTATAGTGGATAAATCGTTTACAGATGAGACAAATATAAAAATACGTTTTAACAGATTACTAGAGCAATTTTCGAATAATAGTAAATATGTTAAAGTTGATGGAAACCCACTGAATGAAAACGATGATATATCCTATGAAATGACAGTTCATAAAAAGAGATATGATGCAGCGTTTATACCTGTAGATACATCAATAAATGGAATTGTTTGGTATGCTATTGGGGCAGAATATAGTAAGTATGCGATAACAATGTTTTATGAAAATTTAAATAATGCCGCAAATGGCAATGACTTATAATTATGGCAGTTTGGCAGAAACAAGACGTTACATGTACTGTTAAGTATAATGGAGATACAGTAACTGATGAGATGTTGTTAGATTATGCAAAAAATCTATGGGACAATAATCTAATTAAAACTGAACTCATTTGTGAAGACAGTGTAAAGAAAATTAAGTTTAAATCAACTTGTGTAAGAATATTGAAACCTGAAGATACTGATTTTGTTGATGATACCGTTAAGGAAAAATCCGAAGACGATAATACATCAACAAAGAAGCTTCCATGGTATAAGCGTATTTTTGAAAACTAATATGTGAAAGTTCTATTTTATATAAGATAATTAAATTTAAACAAATAATATATAGAGGAAAAAATTTATGAATAAAATTATTGCGATTGACTTGGGTAGTACCCTATCAGAAGTAGCTGTTATGGAGGGCGGTAAACCTACTATTATTGTTAACGATGAGGGTTCTCGTACAACACCTTCAGTTATTTCTTTTGTGAATGGAGAGCGTAAGGTGGGTGCTGCTGCTAAACGTCAGATGGTAATGAACCCTAAGGAGACAGTTATTCTTATTAAGCGATTCATGGGTAATAACTTTGATGAGGTTAGTGAGGATATTAAGCATGTACAGTATGATGTAGTTAACGAGAATGGTTATCCTCGTGTAAAGATTGGTGATAAGAATTATACACCTGAGGAGTTGTCTGCTATGATTATTTCAAAGATGAAAGAGACAGCAGAGACATATCTTGGTGAGACTGTTACAGAGGCAATTATTACTGTACCTGCATATTTTAACGATGCCCAGCGTCAGGCAACTAAGCGCGCAGGTGAGATTGCCGGTTTGAATGTTCGTCGTATCATTGCAGAGCCTACGGCTGCACTTCTTGCTGCAGACCTTAATAAGACTGAGGGTAAGTATATGGTAGTAGACTATGGTGGTGCTACACTTGACTTCTCAGTAGCTGATGTTATGGTTGAAGAGGGTGAGAACGTTATCGAGATTCTTGCATCTAATGGTGATGTTTATTGTGGTGGTTCAGATATCGATAAGCTTGTAGCACAGTATATTGTTGACGAGTTTAATAAGGAGCATCCTGGATTTGACCTTGGTAAAGATACTATGGCAATGTCTCGTGTTCGTGAAGCTGCTGAGAAGGCAAAGATTGAGCTTTCAAATTCAACAACAACTGAGATTAATTTACCTTACATTACCGCAATTGATAATATGCCTCAGCACTTTGTGCATACATTGTCAAAGGCTAAGTTTGAGTCATTGATTGCTGATGAGGTTGCAAAGGTTATTTCTAAGGGTCGTGAGGCTGTACGTAAGGCAGGTATTAAGTATACCGATTTGAATGGTATTTTGCTTGTTGGTGGTACTACACGTATTCCTTATGTTCAGGAGCAGCTTAAGAAAGAGTTTGGTGTAGAGCTTATTAAGTCAGTAAATCCTGATGAGGCAGTATCTTTGGGTGCAGCAATTCAGGCAGGTGTTCTTACTGGTGATGTTAATGATGTAGTTCTTTTGGATGTAACTCCTCTTGACCTTGGTATTGATACTATGGGTGGTGTTATGGCTAAGCTTGTTGAGGCGAATACAACTATCCCCGTAACTAAGTCTCAGATTTTTACAACTGCTGTAGATAATCAGCCTGGTGTAGATATTGTAGTTGTTCAGGGTAACCGACCTATGACTGCTGATAATAAGATGATTGGTATGTTCCATCTTGATGGAATTGCACCTGCTCCTCGTGGAGTTCCTCAGATTGAGGTATCATTTAATATCGATGTTAATGGTATTGTTACTGTTAAAGCTGTTGATAAGGCAACTAATAAGGAGCAAGCTATTACCATTTCAAATAACGGTGGTCTAACTGCCGAGGATATCGAGCGTATGAAGGCTGAGGCAGAGCAGTATAAGGAAGAGGATAATAAGAAGAAGGCAGATGCTGATACAATCAATCAAACAGAGATGGTTGCATTGAGTATTGAGAAGATGCTTGATGATGAGCAATATGCTGATAAGATTACTGAGGACAATAAGACAACACTTAAGCCTTTGATTGAGAAGGTTAAGGAAGCTGTTAAGAATCGTAATGTTGATGAATGTAAAACTGCATCAGAGGAGCTCAATAAGGCTTGGGCACCTATTGCGATGGAGATTTATAAAACAGCAAATCCAGGCGGTGATGCACAGCAAACTATGAATGATTTGTTTGGTGCCGCGGGTTCTCCTCAGAATCCTTTCGCACAAAAGTAGGAGACTCCTAATTTATTCATAATATTCATTTTTTGGAGAGTATGGGTTATCTATGCTCTCCATTTTTATTATTAAATAAGATAAATATTGAATATAAATATGAAAAACATAAAAGACAAAATAAACGAAAAACTTCAAGTTTCAAGCGGTAAAACCGCAGGTTCTTTATTAGAAAAAATTGAATTTGCTTTGCCTGAATTAGAAAAGGAAATTAAGAAAAAACTTGGAAATGAAGTAAATAATTTTGATTTTGGATTAAAAGTTGAAGAAGGAAAAACCAGAAGAAATGAAACAGTGTATACAATTACTTCAGATAATTTAGTTGAATTAACTGGACCAATTGGTAAAATTACTTACGAACATTTTACATTTAATACTTGGGGTGGCAATAAAGTACCTGATGAAAATAAAATTTGGTTTAGCCCAAAATTTAGCTTTAAATATATTAAAGGTGGTTCAAATGGTACAGCGGCATTTTGGGAAAATATTTGGTTTGATATTGATGAAGAAGAATGGATTTTTAGATAACAAAATACAAAAATAAACTTTTATGAAGGGTTTGAAATTACTTTCAAACCTTTTCTATTTTATATATAAAATATGTTTTAGTATTAATGCATAGAGTATTTAAAGAATATGGAAAAGTTGAAAACTTAGAACAGTGTAAATTAAATGATAAAATATGCTTAAAGGGTCTATTTGGTGTTTTTGATGATAACGTTCAAAATACAGAATTTCTAATTAATACATTAAAACGTACAATCATGCATTATGGAGATATTTTAGGTGAATTAGAACATCCAGATAATACAAATATTAATTTATCAAATGTTTCGCACAAAATAGTATCTATTGACGTTAATACAAATAATGAAGTTTTTGGGACTATTGAAATTTTGTTAACAGAAAGAGGACGTTTAGTTAATACAATAGTAGATGCTAAACTACCGTTATATATTGCTCCTCGTGCAATAGGTAAAATCGATGAAAATACAAAAGAATTAATTATAGAGAAAATTATAACATTTGATGTAGTTGGTTCATCAACAGATTATTTATAATATGGAGAAAAATTATTACGACATTTTAGGTGTAAGTAAAGATGCTTCTCAGGAGGAAATTAAGAAAGCATTTAAGAAGTTGTCAATTAAATGGCATCCAGATAAACACGTTAATGATTCTCCTGAAGATCAGAAGAAAGCAGAAGAAACGTTTAAGGAAATTAATGAGGCGTATGACATATTAGGAGATCCACAGAAGCGCCAAGAATATGATAATCCTAATCCATTTGGTGATTTAGGTTCAATGTTTGGAGGATTTGGCGACTTCTTCGGGAGTCGCCATGGGAGACAACAGTATACTGAACCTGGTAAAGATGCTAGGATTACTATTAATCTTAATATTTCTGACTTCTATAACGACGATATTAAGAAGTATAAGTACAAGAAAGGCATAAGATGTGGTCATTGCGACGGTGAAGGTGGTGAAGTTTATGTTTGTCCACATTGCCATGGTACAGGTACTATCCAACATCGAATACAACGTGGTAATATGTTAACTATACAAACTGTTCCTTGTCAGCATTGTCATGGTCAAGGAAAGATACGTAAAACTGTTTGTGAAAAATGTTCAGGTTCAGGATATACATATGAAGAAGATACATTTGTATTAGACTTACAAACAATTGACCCAAATATGCCTGCAGGTGATTACATTTTACAACAAGGTGGAGGTTTTGAAAGTAAAACTCCTGGAGGTCCTAATGGTAATCTTATTGGACGTATTTATATCGATTTAGGAAATTATGTTGTAAGTAATAACAATGTATTTGAAAAGGTGGAGATACCATATTATGATATGTTAATTGGATGTGAAAAGGAAATTACTCTACCAAATAACAAGAAGATAAAGGTTAAAGTACCTGAAAATTCTCAACCAGATGATATGGTTTGTTCATCTAAAAATGGTTTAAATGGAAAAGATTACTATATGTGTATAAAGCCTTCTTTCCCAAAACTTAAGAAAAATGATAAAGACCATCTAAATAAGATTAGAAATAATCACAAATAAATATAAAAGGGATATACGAAAGTATATCCCTTGTTCATTCTCGTAACTTCTGGTTAATTATAAACGTACATATTAGTATTTATATTATAAAGTTAAATAAATTAACCAGATGTAAAATTATTCTTCTTTGTATATCTTGATTGCGTAATTCTTTTTATCTAATTCTACTTTAGGCGAACCCATTGTTTCCTTAAAATATTTTGCAATGTTAATAACTACACCAGAAATTTTATCATTGACAAGATAATGTTTTTTATTTATACGTACATCAAAAACTCCATCTTCTTCTGAAACAATCGCTATAACCTTACCCATTTGTGGATTATTAATGATAATTGACTTAATACTATCACAATCCATTTTCTTCATTTGGTTTGTTTCGTTTGGTTTCATTTCATCAATTTCCATTTGAGTATTTTCAAGATTTACGTCTTGTTTCTTTTCTAAAATATATTGATTTAATGCCTTCATATTAGTTTTATAAAATTGCATAATATATTTTTTCTATTTGTTCTTCACCTAAAATTTCCTTTAATTCATCAAAATTCCGTATAGTATTACCAGATAGAAAATCACTGTCAATATTTATACTTATATAATATTCGTTATGTTTTTGTTTATACGCACGCATTTTGGTTATTTGACAACCTTTTACCCTTCCTATCAAACTAGTTTTTGAAAAAGTGGCTGGCGGATTTACAAATATTTCGATATTATCTTCTTCTAGTTCCAATGTACCGTCATTATGATTTAATAACGCGTCTACAAATGAATCCCAAGTTATTTCCTTATTTGTGTTTTTTGAAATAACTAATTTTTCGTTTATAAAATTATTTAATGATTTCATTATTCTTTTCCAATCAATATATTTTTCTAAGTCAAATGTACTATTTATATTTCCTAATTTATATTCGCCTGTATATGCTTTAATGCGTTATAAAAATCTTCTTTTGATATAGTATTAAATGTATCTTTAGATATGCGTAAACGTTCATTAACTGCATTAAATACTAATTTACATTCTCTTATAACATTTTCTTTTGAATCTGAAGAGTGCATTGCGTTTTTCATTTCATCTTCACCCCATTCATCACGAATTTTATCCTTAAATTTAGACATTTCTTTAATAGGGTCATCACAACGCTTATAACAAGTGTAGCATTCGCAATCATCAGTTATCATATAATCACATAACTTGTAATAGAAATCTTTTTCTTTATGGCAAGCATAAAAATCTTCTATTTCTGGTCTTGTGAAACGTTTTGTACAGTGATTAATTATTTTCCAACCATGCGCTGTTAGTTGTTTTTCAAATTCATCTTTATATTGTGCAAATCCAGGTTTAAGCATACAAAAACCATTTGGTTCTGGATTAAGAACTAAATCTTCATAATATTTCTTAAGTGTTCGCATATTATTGAATACATATTTGTTGTGTTAACGTCTTTTCAGATTTATTGTAGTTATCTAAAGTATATGAAACGGTTACATCATAAAAACCTTTTGCATATTTTACTTGATTTTCAGGTATCGAAACTATTGCTGTATTAGTTTTTGAAGTTATTTCATCAACATATTCTGAACCAATACTAATATTTTTTATAGTCCATTTTGTACCCAATGAAAGTATAAATGGTAAATCAATGTTATTTATATCTAATGAAATTATATCATCTGTTGAAAATTTATGAATACCATTATCATAAACAAGAATCATTCTGTTAATTAAAAACAATTCATCTGATTTTAGTTTATGGAAATTATAATTACTATTTTCTGGTTTAATTACTTCTATTTGTTTTTCAGAAACCAAGTTTGCATTAGTTCCAATAGTATCTTTTGAAATAAATACACCATAGTATTTGTTTGATTTATCTCTCATTAAATAAAAATCATACAAATTTTGATTACCATTAACGGATAAATTATATAACTGTTCACCATTTGTAGTAAAGAAATCATTGTAAATACTTAAATCTGATTCCTTATATGTTAATATATCTTTATTGTCGTTAGTAAATGACTTAATAGATAAATCATATATGTGTATTCTATTGTAATACTTCTTATTATCTGTAATCTTTATACGTTCAGTTAAAAGATTCATATAATAATTGATTGAAGCATTATCATTTCCTCTTAGATTATATGCTCTTGTATATTCATCTACGAAATGTGCATTATTGATTGTAACTAAATCTTCTAAATACATATCGTAAATAAATTTTGGTTCATTATTGCTTATTTCGGCAATTTGTTTGAACTTATCATGTTCGTAGTTATATTGTAATCTGTTAAAAGTTATTTGTAAATCTGGTATTTGTAACATAAATTCCTTTTTATACCAAACACCGTTACATTTAACATGTAAAATGTATTTTTTATTCTCCCAACTGCTAAGACCTGAATTACTTTGTAAACGTTCAGGTATAATAACAAAGTTATTATATTCTGAATTTGTATCCTGTATAAAACTAAAATTAGAAGTATAAATAAATGAACTTGTATTATTTTCTGTAATTTGTTCAAGTAATATTGTACAGTTATATATTGGTTGGTAGTTTGTTTCACTTCCTAAATTAAAATAAGAGAAATAAACAGGAATACTTACAGAAATACAACTTCCAACAGATATAAATGTTTCTGAACTTTTTTCACAAAACTCTTTAGTATAATGACTAAAATTATTAAAGTTTGTATCTACGAAAACATCAGACTTTTGGGTATGTAGATAATATGTATAGTTATTATCGAATGAAACAAATGTTCTATTTTCTTGTAAATCTATCGAGGCAAATACCGGTTGTTCAGTTTTTACAACTGAAGTATTATTCAATAACTTAATATCATTTGCAAATACTTGATGTCTTAATGCTGCTGTTTTAATTGATAAATGAACAGGTAAAAAATACTTCTTTAACATATATGCTAAACAAGATAGTTTAACACCCATTTCAGCAAATGTATAATCATAATATTGCTTAATAAATGATATACCTTGCTTTTCAACAACAGTAGTTTTATTGAATAAGTCTTCTAATTTTGGTTTACTTTCACCCCAAAATTCATCATTAAAGTTAGGTTTATTGATTGTATCTAATTCTCTATTTTCATCAACGAATAATGAAATGTATGCAGATGATTTGAATTTTTTGAAACACTCTATAATATCATCTTCAATTGTAAAACTGTCATTTATAAATTGTTCTACAAATTCATTATCAGTTTTTAATAGTTTAGATATACTTAGTTTATCTTTCCAACCAAACCAATCTAATGCATGTAAAACGGCATTATAATTACCACATTCTGATTTAAGAAGCATGTGATTAATTAAATACTCTTTAAGCTTATTGTTATACGCTACTTCATCTACAACATCTGTATTATATTGATGTTGATAAACTGCTTTTATAATACTTTTTGGTAATGAAATACCAATATTCTTTGAGTTAATTTGTAGTTGTTCAATTTCATCAACGAAAGTACCTGCAATAGTAATTGGGCAAAATTCCTCAATATCAACAAGTAAATTATTTTCTGTTACAAAATATGTATCTAATTCTATTAAAATATTTGTAGACCAGGTACCTTCAGTTTTAGTATTTGCTACAACATAAAAAGTATAAACATCAAATTGTGGATCATAATCTTTTGCATTTACAAATGTTAAATCTGTTATGCAATTTAACTTAGTTATATCTGTTATTTCAGATACTAATTCATTTAATGTTATTTCCTTGTCTCCTAATTCGCCTTCTGGACAATATAACTTAAAAACATCTGATGTTACATTAATTTTTAATTTAACATCTTGTTTAGTACCATTATGATATACTTGTTTAACTAAAACTCGAACTGGTAATATGTAGTAGTTATTTACAGATAATTTTTGAGAATACTCTCCATCTATCCAGAATATATAAGGTGTTTGTTCATATTCGTAGCCAAGTGGCATTTCCTTATATGATTTCATACTAAATATATGACCAGTTGTATCAATAAATCTCATCCTTTTATAATGTATAAACTATATATAAAAATAAAAAGGCATAACATAAGTTATGCCTTCAGTTATTAGTAAAACAATACTTAATACCAAGTAATGTATTTGAATCGTTTTATTTTATCTATTTGTTTAAACATCATAACAAGTCGAACATCAATAAGTTGTAAGAAAGATACTAAAACGCTATTACCGTTAAATAATACTTTTGGTAAACATTTATTTAGTATGCCATATCTTGCATAATCATATTTGTTATCACCTAATTTATTATAACGGTCATATGTTTCATTTCTATATGTTAATCCGTTTTTAAAGTCCATAATTATTACTCTGATTTATCTTCTTTTTTATCGTTTTTGGCATTTATTTTGTTAATAGCATCTTTAATTTTCTTTTTAGTTTCAGGTTTAACAGATTTTTCACCTAATAATTTATTAAGATAATCTAATGCCTCTTTTACATCTTCTTTTGTTGCGTTTTTATTTTTTGCATGTGCTAATAAAACGGGCAAAGCCATTTGTGCAAATGTATCACCATTTCCGTTTGCGCGTTTACATAAATCTAAAATCGCATCAAGGCGGTCATCAAGTGAATCATCTGTATTGCTTACAAATCTATCATTTATAAATTTCATAAAGGCCTTTTCATTATTAGGATATTTGAAATTACTATAACCATGCTCTCTTGCCCAATTAAACCAAGTATCTTTTGATAAATTACCTACTGTATTCCATCCTGTAGAAACTGCTCCTTTAAGGCTGTCTGCTACCCATCCACCAGCTTTACCTATCCAGTCAAGACCAGTTCCTAAAATCTTCATAACTATTTCACCAAATAAAGTATCACGCAAACCTGTTTCATTTATTTGTTGATGTTCGATGATATAATCTTTAAGTTGTTTCATGTTTTAATTTATTGTGTATTTACTTATTATATTGTTGTAGAATTAAAGAAATAATCTGCTGCGTGTTGATTATTAATCCATTCTTGTATTTGTTGAAGTTCTTCAGATGCTCTATCACTAAATTGTGCATAGTTAATTGTTACACCACCTGGTAGTTTAAATTCAAATGTACCCATAATTTGTGACATTGAACGTAAACCTAAACAAACACAATATCTAAAGAAGTAATAATCTTTATAAAGGTCTTGTATTTTACATCTTTGCCATGTTTGTAAAATTAAATCTGAACTACCTAAAGCACCTAATACAACCAATTCCTTTGAAAATTCATTATAGTTATATGTTAATGGTGTATCAAACATTGCCTTAAATGTACTTACTTCATATAATGATGCAGTTACATCAGTTAATGAATAACCTCCGCCAGCACCATACATATTGTGTAATGAACCACCAGCTGTCGAAGCATATGCACCACTATTTAGAATCATACGTTCCAAAGAAAAATCACCCATAACACCATATCCCCATTGATCTGTTGTTTTATACACACCAAATACAGATATAATTTGTTCTGGAAGTTTTGCTAAGTTATTTGGTCCACATTTATTAAATTGCGCATTAGGCAGACAATACCATCTTTCTTCTACTGCTCTATCATCATTTGCCCAAAAATATTGAGCTGCTTGCAAAATAAGAGGAGGTATTGCACTAGCAGGTATAGGTAAATTCAACGCACAGCTTTGTGTTAATTCTTGTATAATACGTTGAATAAATGCGTAATCTGCTTGGTCTTCAGCATTTTGTTTTGCTTGAAGATAAGCTTCCATTGTTTGTCCATTTTCAACGCTATTACAATTACAATTTGTTGCCATATTTACTATATTAAAAGTATATAGTTAATAATAAAATTGCGTAAAATAAGATATTACAGTTTACTATTTTATATATAAGTAAATAGTTAGAGACGTTACATGAAGAAAGAGATAAATAATATACAGTCATATTTAAATGCGGTTAATAAATCATACAGTAAAAAGGGAACAATCAATGACATACTTAATAACTTTAGATTATTAACTCCAGAGTATCAAAAGTTTAGTGAAACACCAGCAGTTAATATTGCATATTCTTCTGCTAACTTTTATGACTGTCCAGTAAATGAACAAAACGCATTTATAGATTCTATCAAGTTTGAATCACTTGTCTGTAACTCGATTTATGATAAACACGGTATTATGTATAATTGGTCAGATGTTATTAAACTTATGACTGATCCAATTTACAAAAATGTTGAAAAAATACAACGTCGAGTTATTTATTCAAGTAAAACACCTTTACGACCTATTGGTGATATAGCATTTGATACTTGGAATGGTTTGCAAATTATTGACCTTGATATTAAGGACGAAAAAATATCTGATTCACTTAAACCAGTAATTTTCAATGAGTTAAAAAAGTATAGTTGGTTTTTAGGTATTTGTAAATCTGCTTCAGGTAAGTCTCTTCACGTCTGGACAAAGATTACACCAATTTCAACAGAACGAGAAAATTTACGAGTAGAGTATTTATGTAATTTTAGACATAAGTATTCGTATGTGTATATTGTTTTAACTAAATATGCAAAATCGTTTGGTTATGTTGAGGAGAAAATTGAGGAGTTTATGGATATGGCGATGGCAAAACCTCAACAGGGTATCTTTATTACATCTGATCAAAGTCCATTAGTTAATACAAATTTCCAAGATTTACGTCTCGATGTTAACTTTGAAACAGCATTTGACCTTGGTGTTGAATCTGTTGACTGGATTGCACACCCATCTCTTAAGGCAATTTTTTCAAAACTTGAATGGTTTAATCGTGAATCATTTAATCCTAAAACTGATGTTAACTTAACAGATGTTTCAAATGTAACAGATAGAGACCCATCAAAAAATAAACGTAAGCACTATAAACACTTACAACGTTGGCAGCTTGCAAACACATTAACAAACATATATGGTTTTGACAAGGCATTACAATATATGCTTGAAATTTGTGAAAATACACCATATAAAGAGTTAAGAGGTGACGTTAAAACAGCAGATATTCATAATAAGCCAATGAGTATGTGGGCTATTAGACAACTTAATAAGTATCACGGTTTTAATATTAAGGTTGAAAATGCAGAAGAGTTGTTTGATGACCAAACAAGCGAAATGGTTGAAAATATAAATAAGATAGATATTACAACAGATTCAAGAATTAATGTAGAAAATAATCCAAACAAAGTAGTTTTCAACATTAAACATAATCAATATCTATCTCATATTAAAGATGACATTGTTGAAAATCTTAGTCAGATAACTCTTTTGGAGGCTGGTGCAGGATATGGTAAAACTGAAATGATTAAGTCCCTTAAAGATAAAACATGTCTTATACTTCCATTTACATCAACAATTAAATCTAAAATTGAAAAGTCAGAAGTAACTGAAGATTGGTTATACTATTATGGTAATAAGAGACCAACACTTGAAGAGTTATTAGGTAATCATAACATGTCTATGACAATTGATAAGTTCTCAAGATTAAATGTTATGGAGCTTGACCAAGCAGATTTCAAGTATATTGTATTGGATGAGTCTCACCTATTGTTTACATCGTCATATCGAGATGTGATGGCGCCAACAATTCAACGTTTGGCCAATTGTAAAGCAAAGGTTATATTAATGACTGGAACTCCTACAGGTGAATTGGTTTTCTTTCCAGATATTAAACACATAAAGGTTATTAAAGAAGATAATCGTGTTAAGACATTTGATATTCATAGATGTTATTCAAAGGAAGAACAAACTATGGAAATGTGTAGGTGTATGGCAGATGATATTAAAAATGGTATCAAAATTCTATTTCCTACAAATAATGGTAATGTTTACTTTGAACAAATAACTGGAGTAATTCAACGTATTCTTGAAAAAGATGGATTTGGTAGACAAATAAATAAGTTCTATTACAAAAAATCAAATTACGGTGAAGACTCAATGGATAACATTAACTATGATAAGACAATTGGTAATAATGACATTATATTCTGTACAACATACTTATCAGTTGGTGTAGATATTTGTGATAGATATAAGTTTAGTGTTTATTTTAATGAACCTTGGATTCCACAAGACATTGAACAGTTTGCTAACCGATTGAGAAACAATGACTTATATGTTAAATTGTTCTTACCAAAAATGGATAGTGATGGTTTTCCAATCAATTATAACTTCGTTAGACCACTTGATTTGAGTTTTAATCAAGAAGATTTAATGTTGGCTCGAGACCTTATCAGAACATGTAATGATATGATTGAACGAAATAATGATGAATCAAAGTCAAATCCACTAATTCAATCGCTAATATCTGCAAATCGTTACTTGAAATATGATGAAAATGCTTGTAAGTATTATATTGATGAAACAATGTATAAACTTAAGGTATTTGAGGACAGATATGGTCAATATAACAAACAACTACCAATATTAACAGAAGGTATTCGTTATTTTGGATATGTTATTTCTGAATGTTCACATGATTATATTATGTCTGAACAAGAACGATTAGAATTTAACGATGAAATGAAAGGTTGTAGAGCCAGAATGTTAAATGAAACGACCTTACAAACATTTAAACTTCTTGAGCAAATAAATGATAACAACATAGATATTTATCGTGAAATATTGAAAGGTAATCTTGATATATTGAGAGGTAAAGATGATAATAACATAAGAATTCGTGAAGACAATGCAATATATGCTGAAAACATCGAGGTAGTAGAGAAAAATGTACCACTTATATTAAGTCTTTATAAGTATTATTCAATTGATACTATTAAGAGTATTTATCATTATTGTACAGATTCAAAATCAAATAGAATTAACTTTGCAAAACTTGATAGAATAAAACGATTTATAAGTATTGTTAATAGTATTAAAAAATCACGATTAGATTTTCCTATATATCGTTTTGTTATTGATAGTAAAAAATTTGCGGTAGAAAATCCTGTAACAACAAAAGATGCAATCGATAATTTCTTATCTTGTTACGCAGTAAAAATCGCAAATAATGTAAAAGACTTGATTGTTGAGGATGTTGTTTACCTTAAAATGGTTCATGAAAAAATTACTAATCTATTTAAGGTGTTAATTGACCAATCAAGACCTTATAAAGGTAAAATAAATCTTGAACCATTTAAGTTGATTTGGGAAACAAAGGATATATTTGATAAAGAATATGGCGGAATAAATACTAAAATATTCTTTTTGCAAGAGTTACTTGATGATATGAAAACAGATGATAATGAATCAAAAGAAAATGCATTTGGTTATATCGATGAAAATGTAACACTTGATGAGCTTGAACATACTGCGAAATTAACAATAAATGATACAAATGTTCAAAATGAAGTTTTAACAGCTGTAAATAAAAGTTATTCATATAACGAATACAGTGTTCAGGATGGTTCAAATGATAGATTTATGGAGAAACAACGAAACACTAATTCATTTAGAGATTCAATTTTCGATAATCTTGAAGCAGATGTTCCGAAACCAACAAAAACAACTGATCAGACTGAATTACCGTTTTAATTTGAGGGAGCAAATATTGCTCCCTTTTATATTATTAATTAACACTTATATTAAAAATTAAAATGGCATCATTAACTGAACAATTAATTGGAGATATTCAAAACGCAAAACAGAAAAAAAGAAATAAAGCAACTGGAGATAAACAGGCAATACCTAATAATGTGCCATTTCCTGGTAATTCAAAGGGTTTTGTGGAGTTAAAGGTTTCAGAAGTTTATACAAATCAAAAGATAGATAATGTTGAATTCGAAAACCCGTTGCATACATCTCCTGAAGTATTTGATGCAATAAATAAGTATAGAGGCGTGTTAGTTAATGCTATATCTGTTGGTCAAGGTCCTCCGGGTCTTACAGGTAAGAAAACAAAAACAAAAAATACTCAAGGCGAAGATATAGAACGTGCAACAGAAAATGCAAAAGAAATACATCGTATTATTTATGAAACAATTAGTTCTCCATCTTTGTTTAACCCATACTATGGTGTACAAGCAGCCGGTATAACATCAGGTATTCCACTTTTAGATACACAAACAAGCCAAGATGTTATAAAGGCAAAAACAAACCGTATAAATGCGACAACAACAGAAATTGTTAAACATGTAAACGTTGGTGTAAATATAGATGATTGTTCAATTGCGAATTTAGTTGCATTAAGTAAACGTAAATTTAGTTCATTAGGACATGCAAAGTATAAATATACCGATTTTATGTATTGTTTAGAAGTTGGAAAAATTTCAAATAACCACTTAATAACTTTACGTAGATTTAATTATCCTATTGGCGATAATATATTTGGTGAAACAACACTTGATGATGAATCAAATATGTCAGTAGTTGGTGAAATTGGTAGATTAATAACCTGGTTTGGTACAGAAGACAATAAATTAGAAGATATTTTGCATTATTCATATGGTGCTACTTGGAAAACACTTGAAGCAAAAATTCAAGAATTACCATCTCAGGAAACTGCTTCTGAACGTGGTGTAATGGGTGGTTTAGTTAACTTGTTTAATCCTGATTATAATAAAGCAACAGAAAGAGGTATTGCACCATCAGCGCTTTCATTAATACTTGGTACAGGTGGTTCTGACGCATTCCTTGATAGTGCGCCATATGCAGATAATCCAGCAGTAAATGGTTCTTGTTATGATAAGAATAAAGTTTATGAACCACAAGATACTTTACGTAGTATGGAAGTACCAGAAGGTAAACTAGAATTTTCACACGAATTTACTTTAGTATTTAACTATAAATTACGTGGTTATGAAAATATAAATGCTAAATCTGCTTTACTTGATTTACTTGCAAATATTTTAGTAGTAACATATAAAACAGGTACATTCTGGCCAGGTGAACAACGTATTATTGGTGCACCACCTAGCCCATCAGGATGGCAGAAGGTTGAAGCATTTAAAGAGGATGCATTTGCAGCCGGTGGTACATTTATACAAAAAATGCTTGCTGGTGATAGTTTTAGTGATGCTGCAAACTCATTATTAAGTGGTTTATCTGATGCAATTAATAGTAACTTCGGTATTGACTTGGGTTCTATTTCATCATTTGGCGACCTTGCAAATGTTGCAAAAGGTATTATTGATAAAGCTGGTAATGCTGGATTTGGTGGTGCATTAAAAGGTATGATTGGTAATCAGCTTGGACGTCCAGCAGTTTATGCGTTTGACTCATTATTAACTGGTGATAATACTGGACTTTGGCATGTTACAATAGGTAACCCATTAAACCCAATTGCGGTTATGGGTAACTTAATTATGACAAACGCAGAAATTTCACACTCTGGCCCGTTAGGATTAGATGATTTCCCAACAGATTTAAAAGTAACTGTTACACTTAAACACGCTCGTCCAAGAGACTCTGTAGATATTCAACGTATGTATACTTGGGGTAGATCTGCAATTTATGGAAAAATTGGTGCAGATGCAAACTTTAAATATCCGTTTGGTACAGATTCAGAGAAAACTGAAAAGAAATCAGAAGAAACATCTGTAGTAACAGAATTTTTAACAATACCATTACTTAATGCTATACCTGCCGAAACAAGCGATGCATATGGTTGGATTGGAGAGGTAAATAAAACTCGATTTAGAAAAGGTAATGTTGATTCCATGAAATAATTTAACTAATAATGAAATTGTCCATTTAGATTGTCTATATTTATATATAATGATATAGATAAACTAAATGGGCAATTTACTTTATATAGGATTAAATGGTTATGCTGGTGCAGGTAAAGATACTGTAGCAAAAATGTTATATGTTATTTTGAATTGGGATTGGGATAGTAAGGAAGAAGCGTTTGCAAAGTTTAATGAAAGTTATGCGACAAATATTCGTCCTTATGCAACAATAAAAAATCCTGACGATAATATGTGTACCTGTATAGCATTTGCAGATAGGCTAAAACAAATTTGTGCAGATATGTTTGGTGTTCCTGTTGAGTATTTTTATTACAATAAGAATAATGCATGGATTTGTATAAACAAGGATTTTGAATATACCGAAACACTTCCAGCAGACGAGTTTATTGTAACTGCTGAAGATTACTATACTTGTAAAGACAATTATATTCATTCAACACATAAGTATTATATGTCTTTACGTGAAATACTTGTATATGTTGGTACATATGTTTGCCAATATAATATTAGTAAAAATGTATTTGTAAACAGTGTTGCAAATAGTGTTAATAATTTACGTAAATGTAAGTTATTTAAGTATATTATTTGTACAGATGTTCGTTTTGTTCATGAGTATGATTTTATACGAAAGAACAGTGGTATTATGATAAACATTGTTCGTAAAGGATTAAAACAAGCATCTGATATTGCTGAACATGAAATGGATATGATGGGTATAGAAAACTATAATTATGTAATATCTAATGATGGTTCATATAAAGATCTGTTTAATAAAGTTTGGGATATTACTCACGATACTTTAGAATTCCAAAACTTTACAATTGATTTGCCATCACGAACAAACGAAAACAAATCATATTTACGTTTGATTGATGAAAACGAATATAAACTTTGCTCATATAACGGTATAGGTAGAATATCACATAATAATGGTAAAATTATTGCAGTTGATCCAATCGGTGGACCACAAATTTTGCAAGATGATATAATTCCTGGAACAGATTTTATTGTAGAAAATATAGAATTTGATAACAATCACTCAAATATCATCATATCTGTAAAAAATTCTTAATTACTACACCATTTATTAAATATTTTTAACATCATTGCGTATTTATTATTAAATATATTTATATGATGTTTTTGAATAAATGGACTCAAAGGTACTTGGTGATGTATTTATGCAATTTGGTTGGCCAGGTTTAATTGTATTTGCTGTAATTGTAGGACTTTTCTTTTGGTTAAAATATTTATTAGATAAAAGTAGTAAGAAAACATCTGATACATTAGTAACAGGTTTTACAAATTTATCTAATGATATGTCAAAGCATAATGATAAATTACTTGAAGCTTTAATTAATCAAAATAAAACAAATACTGAAGCATTATTATCTGTTGTAAATGCAGCTTTAGTAAAACATGATGAACAAACAAGAGCAACATACGATAAAAACCTAAAATTAAGAGAATCTGTATCACATAAAATTAAACAAAAGATGCATGATTTACTTAATAGATATAATTGTGATAGAGCATTTATTCTTGAATTCCATAATAGCAAACAAAATATGACAGGTCTATCATTCTTATGGTATGATATGACATTTGAAGAAATAGCTAAAGGAGTTAAAACAATACAATCACAATGGAAAGACCAAGAAGCATCATCACTTTTACCTATTGTAGAAGATATAAATAACGAAGACGGAATTAAGATATATCATATTGAAGATTTAGAGGCATTACAAAAAACATCTACCGTTTTATATCATAGATTAAGAATTGAACGTAATCTACAAGAAGCCATTATGGTAGGTTTATACGATTCTAATAACCAAATAATTGGTATTCTTATCTTAGAATATGAAGATACATTCTTACCTATTGAAATTTTAGATTTGGCAGATATAATGAGAGAAGCAGGTAGTATGGCAGATTTATTAGATTACAAAAAATTAGAAGAAGCAGATAACACAAAGTAAACTTTAATATAATTTCCAAGAGGAGCTTATCTTAAGCTCCTTTTTTATTTTTAAATAAGTATATGTAGAGGATTATGTTGTTACAAAAATTTAGAAAACTTAAAGGAAATATTGCGAAAGCCCGTAAAGAACATAATAAGTTCATTAAAAAGGTTGCAAAATTTATTAAGTCTCCTTCTGAATTAAGACCAATAAAAATACGGAAAAATACACAATTTGATAAAATACTTGAGGCATTTTGTATAACAAGACATCAAACAAAATTAATTTCTACTACTGATTTTTTAAGTAGACCTGCTTTACTTGCTGCAAAACCTAAAAAGGATAAACAATTTGAATATAGTTTTAAAAATGGTTCTATGACAATAGCAAAAGCAAATAATTTAGAAGATATACTTGTTAAGGGTGGTATAATTAAATGGATTTTTGGTGATTTAGAATTTGGTAATTTTATGGTACCAGAAGTTATTTGCGAATATGTAGCAGAATCAAGGCGAGACGATAGAATTCCAGATAAAGGTTTACCTACAAATAAAGCATTACTTGATAAAGCTAAAAATGCATATGAGACGATACTTGATAAAACCGAAATGGACGAAAATATAGCATTTAGTTTATTAGGTGGTCTTTGGTGTGAAATGGGTTGGGCATTTGATACTGTTATTTATAATACCGCTGAACAGTCTGGACAAGGTCTAGAAACAACAGCAGGTTATTCTAACTGTGGTGAGTGTTGGTTTGGTTTAACATTTTGGCAAACTAAGTCAAAAATTATTGCTAAATTAAAATCAAAATATGGTGATGAATTTGCAAACGTTGCAACAGTTGAAAGCGAGTATGTACCTGGAAAAATGTTATGCGATTATAAAGATGATGACCACCAATGTAAAATTCTTGATATTTTCCTAAAAGAATTTTGCGGTAAACATGGTAAAAATATGACTGGCCAAGGAGATGATGATTTAGAGACACAATTATATTCATCTTTCCTTTTTAAGGCAGCACCAGCAAAAGACCCAAACTTAGATGAAGTTAAAGATACTGTAGATGATTATATAAAACAACATGAAAAGGATTATAAGAAAAATAATCCAGCATATAGAGCAAAAAATGGTTTTACAACGCAAATATATGCTGCTATCATGTTAGCATTATATATGGAAAATAATGAAGTTCCAGATTTAGAAGAAATAGATAATTTGTTAGGAGTTTAAATATGAGTAATTATTGTTTAGAAAGTTGTGCACCAGCGCAAATAGTAAATATAAACCAAGCAATAAATGATTTTAGTAATATCGAATTATTTAATAATGATGGTATTATTTGCAAAGACTGTTTAGAATATGCATATAGTTTAGATGGTGTAACTTGGTCATGTTGGTTAAAATATGAAGATGCCGCAAAGATATTATTTGATTTTAATGGTGATTATTTTATACGTTTGAAGGTAAATAATGCTGTAACTGGTGTAAAATTAGATGGAGAGTATATAACAAATTATAGTACATCACTTGCAAAATGTTTTGATTTTACACAATTAGCAAAACAAACTGCAAATATGTATAATCCTTATAATAATATGGAAGCAGCAATGGGCTTATACCAAGCATTATCAGATACAGTTTCAAATATGTTCGGTATACCTATTTACTATATTAAATTAACTCCTAATCAAGGGTCTAAAGATATTTCATTTAAGGAATATGCATTAATGGATGTTGAATCTATTAAGCAGATTAAGTTAATTGTTAAAGAAGGACAAATGCCATCATCTAAACCAGAATTTTCAGATTTTGGATTTGATTTTTCAACAGATTGGGAAACAGAAATTAGTAAAAATGTTTTTGCTTCTGCTTTTGGTGTAAATGCTAAACCAATGGAAGGTGATTTAATTTATATACCAATGATGAAACGTATGTGGATGATAAACAACACATACGATGAAAAGAATGAAGGTTTAATGTGGCAATCAACAGTATTTAAGGTACTTTTGGTTAAATATGAAGATAAAGGTTCTGTTGATTTAGGAGATGCACAATCATTTGTAGATGGTTTAGTAAAAACAAAATATGAAGATTTATTTGGTACAGAAGAAAACGATATATCCGGACAAGATTTTACATCATCTCCTGTAAATGCGTTTGAACCTATATACCCAGTATATGAAAGCGATGCAGTTAGAAAATATGTGAAAATGACAAATGATATAACAACAATAAATACTAAGTTAGTTAATTTCCAAACTTACAATAATGGTATTTTAACATCTGAAAACGCATATGATTGGACAAGTATAACAGATGAATCATATATAATTTATCAAAAACCATATTGCGGAACAGATGCAACATTATCTTTCATTATTAATACTGGAAGTAATTATTGTAAAGGTACATTATTTAAGATTGCGAATATTGTTATAGATATTGATATGACACCAACAAATGTTTCATTAAGTATTTTTGATTTATTAAGTATAAATATTAAAGCAAACTCAACATACTTAGTTTACGCTAGATGGTCAAAATCAATGAATATAATAGAACTTGGAGCAATTGAATATGTTGCACCTAATGGAATGCCAGCTTATTTAGTTCAAGATTTTAACAAATATTTTGATATAAATAACATAAAGAATGCCGTTACAAAATATGATATAGAATTAGAACAATATGAGAAAGGAGATGTAATAACATATAGTTTTGACGGCAAAATAACAAATATAAAGATTTATGATAGTTATGAAGGTAATATATCTGAATTGATACAGATGTACCCAACAAATCAAAACTTGTTAATAAATGACACAGCAAGAAAATTTGTTGAATTAACTGGATTACGTCTAAATTAGTAGCTTATGGTAAATTTATTTGAAATGTTGAAAAAACACGAAGATTCACTAACAAAAGGATTTGAAAATAAAAAGTATTGGGAAGATAAAACAGTACAATTTAACAGAAATGTTTTAGGTCCTGATGGTGAATACTATAACGAAGAAGAGATTTACGAATCTATTAAACAATCTGACAGAGCAAGATTAATTCATTTTGGATAAAGAAATGCCGGACAATTGTCCGGCATTTTATATTTTATTCTGTTGTAGGTTCTGCAGGAGCAGCTGTTGGTTGTTCTGATGGAGTAGCAGTTGGCGTTTCTGTTAGTGTTCCTGTAGGTTCAGCTGTTGGAGGTTCTGTAGGTTTATCTGTATTTTCAGGTTTTATTTTACCTTTACTCTTAAGTAACTTTAACTTATTTTCTTTGTCTTTGAAAACATTATATGCCCTTACAAAGTCATTGGCCCTTTCAAAACATTTAAGAGCAAAATCTACCCTGTTTGTAATCTTTTCAAAATCTGCATAAGTGTATAATTGAAATGCAACTTTAAGTGCTAAATCTTCCTCATAAGATGCGCTTGTAATTATCTTATCAAGTACCTTAATATTCATTTGGTCAGGAAATACTATTTGACCCATAGGATTCTCTTCCATACTATCTTATATATGTATAATTAAAAATAACTTTGAAATTTCCAAATAAATTTCTATATTATAAACGTAAAACAAAAATACTTAACTATGTCACTTAAAAAAGATTTTTACGCAGACCTTGCTAAAACATTGATTAGTTCTATTGGTACAAGAACATATCATACAAGCATTATCGCAGGTGGTGATTTTGATTTTAAGTTTAGTATTGTTATTTATCGAGATAACAATAATAAAATAACAGATATAGTACCTGTTTGGTATATGTTCAAGAAATATCCTGAGGACGATTTTGAATTTGATTTTGATAAACTTGTAGAAGCCGTTAAAAATTTGTAAAATATGAAAATAGATAACGTTTGTGTTCGTTGTAAGAAGGAAATGGACACAATCACAGCAGAAATGAATGCAATTCACTATGGGCAGAATTTTTATGCATGTGAACATTGCGGTATGTTATATAGCATTTACCGCCCTGAATTCGTAGTTTATAAACCTCTTGGTAATTGGGAGGACAAAACTGAGGATGATTGGGGTAAGAAGGTTGTGTCAGATAAAGAGTATAAGAAAGAATTTCCGTTGTATATTCCCCCAAAATATTAAATATGAAAACACTAATTTGGTTAGATGATTTACGAGAGCCGACTAAACAGTATTTAACCGAATATAACCCTTTGGACTGCAATATAGATGAGCTTAACGTTATTTGGGTTAAAACTGAAAAGGAATTTATGCAGCATATACAAATGAACGGTTTGCCTGCAGGAATTTGTTTTGACCATGATTTAGGTGACGGCGGCTCAGGATATGAGTGTGCAAAGTTCATTGTTGAATATTGTTTAAGTCGCAATTTTGATAGACCTTTATATAAAATTCAATCTATGAATCCTATTGGTAAGCAAGCAATTGATAATCTTTTGTTTAATTATCATAAATTTTACGTTGAAAACATTATGTAAAGAGTTCTATCTTTAGTATACAAGAATTTACATTAACATTAAAATAAAAGTAATATGGTATTTACAATTAAAACAAGTTTTGACATTTCTGAGAATCGAGTTTTTGCAGCGCTTGATGTAACCGGTAAGCCATTTGGCGTACTTAAGGTTTCGGATAGTAAGCTTAAGTTTATTCACAATGATGGTAAGATTGAGTCATTTGGTGATGACGTTGTAGCTTTTGAGGATTTTGTTCGTAAGAATGACCTCCACTTCAATAGTCCTTCAGCAGTAGATTCAAAGTGGGTAGAGTATCAGCCTAATCCACAGAAGTATGTAACTGGTGACTGTACAATTCGTGCATATACCAAGACAGAGAATATGAGTTGGGAGGATGCATATGATATGGCATCAAATGCAGGTATGGAAGTTGCTGCTTTGCCTGATGACCCTAAGTGTGTCGAGAAGATGTTGACTGAGAAGCTCGGTTATACTAAATATAAGTATACAAAGGATGAGCGTTGTACATTGAATGAGTTTGCTATTGCACATCCATTTGGTACATACATTTGTAAGATGCGACGTCATGTTGTTGCGGTTGTAGATGGATTCTATTACGACTCGTGGGATAGCGGTAACAAGAAAGTTACAGAGTACTACGAGAAGTAAACAACATAAATTCAATTTTTAGAAAGATGGTTTAGTGATAAACCATCTTTTTATTTTTATATATACTATATATCAAGTAAAATATGAAGACGTTTTTAAGTTATATTAATGAAAATTTAAGTAAAAAACAACAAGAACAATTATTGTCTTTAGTAGATGATACAAATTTTGAAGAAATTATGCATCTTATTAAAAGACATCTAAATAAAAATGCCATTTCTACTGAAGATTTTAAACTTTTCTTTGAAAGACATGGATTAGAAAAATTACAATGGGGTAGAAATGGTTCAGCGGCAAAAGCATTTACACGAGTATTTGATGAAAATAACAACTTAGAAATTCTAGCACAAATAGTAAAAAATAATGGAGTTGTTAGTATAAACGATTTAAAACAAGCTGGTAACATTTATGACTATTGTAATATAAATGTTAATAATAAGAAAGTGCAGTTTAAAGCTGAAGCACAAGAAATTTGTACTTGGGTAAATGGCAGAAGTGTAAATTCTGGCCCAGCAGAAATTTTATTAAAGTTTATTCTAAAAGAAGGGGGTACTGGTGAATCTGGTGATGTTTTAATACGCAAAAATAATGAAAATTTTAATACAGGATTAGAGTTAGAAGTAAAGGCAGCAACAGTATCAGATGTTACATCTTCTGGTGGACATGCTGTTGGTCAAAAAGGAGATGTTAGAAAATCCTGGAGTATATACTGGTATTTAGATAAATATCTTTTTAATTTACCTACTACTCCAGAAATGGCAGATAAATTAGCATATTTCCAAAATAAAAATAAGTCTCAGTTTTCAAATAATAAATTTATAGAAATGTTAGAAGAATATAATATAACTGATGAACAACTTGTAACAAATTTAGTTGAAGCGATAGCATTTCAATATGGATTTATTACGTCTGAGAAAAAACCAGTTTTATTTAATGAAATTCCAAATAAGAATATTTTAATAGAAAATGGTATTGATTTTATTAAAGATAATAAAACATATGAAGGTTTTAAAAATTTAGTAGGCGTTATTCAATTATACTTCTATTCAGTTATTGAAGATTTTGCATATTTTATGTGTATTTTGGTTGCAAAAGAAGATAGTGTAAAACATTCTACTTCAGAGGGAAATTATATTTTGTTTAAAACTAATGGTAAAAATAATGAACTTTTAGATTTTAAAAATGTTCTTAAATACTTATATTTTGGTGCATTAGATTCTACAAAAACCACTCAAGGTAGAACAGGAAAAATATACTTGAATATATAATGAAACGTCTTATTCAATACATATTAGAAGTTAAAGATTTACGTAAAGTTGTTATTTATGGTGGTAAATTCCAACCATTCCATAAAGGACATTATGAAATTTACCAAAAACTTGTTAAAGAATTTGGTGAAGAAAATGTTTTTATCAGTACACAAGATATTAACAAAAACAGATTAAAACAAAAGGATTATAAAGAAAATCACATATTTACATTTGATGAGAAAGTTCTTATAATGAATACAATGTTTAATATTCCTAATAAACAAATTATTTGTGTTAAGAGAACTCCGTATCTACCATCTTGGAAAGAAATACCTGTTGAAGGTTCAGATTATGCATTGATTACTATATGTGGTTCAAAAGATTCTGAACGTTTTAATGGTTTAGGTAATGATTCTATAACAATGCAAGAATATAAACCTGGTATAAATCTTCAATCTTGTTTAACTCATAAATACTATTATATTTTGGACAATGATGACGTTCATATGTCTGCAACAGAAGTGAGAAATTACTTTAGAGAAAATGATGAAAAACATAAAATAGAATTCTTTAAGGATATTTATGGTAAGTTTAATCAAGAAATATACGATTTAGTTAATGATAGAATAAATTATGTTTTTGAATCGTTAGAAGAATTCCCAATATTAGAAGGTAAAGTAGCAGGTCATATACAACACTTACATAATGATTTAGGACTAACATTTAAAGAACTTAAAGAAATAGTTAACTTAGGTTTTTCATCAAACTTAAAACAAGCAGTTGAAAAGGTAGATGGTAATCCATTAGCAATGACATATAAGAACGGCGAGTTTTTGTTTGCTTATAATGAACAACCGAAAAATATAAATGACCTTGAATTAGAATTTTTTAAGGATTTACCAAAGAAGGTTTATCGTGATGCTTGTGAAAGATTAATTCGTGCATTCAAAGATAATCCAAATACTAAGAAATGGTTTGAAGGTAATAAACTTCTACACATGGAAATTTTGGCAAAAGAAATGCCAAATATGATTAAGTATAATCGTGATGCTATTGTACTTCATTATATGGTAGAATATGATGAAAACGGTAAACAAATCAATAAAGATAGAGATTTAGCAGTTGAAATATCTCAACAGCTTTCAAATAACGACGAAAAAATAGAAATAGTTGGTCCTCCATTTGTTAAACTTAAAGATATTGATTGTACAGACATTAAAAACAAGTTTACAAATGAATTAGATGAAATGTTATACAATGCAGATATAGAAGAAGATAATACGTTGTTAGATTATCTTTGCGCATTTGCAAATAAACATTTTGATAAAGTTGGTGCAAATGTTCCAGAAAAACAAGTACCAGTTATAGTTAAAAAGTGGTTAGGATTAAACAAAACACATCAATATACATTACGTACTTATAAATCACAAGACCTTGTTGATACACTTGAAAGAACAGATAATGAAGGTAAAACATATATAACTAAACTTTATAATGGTCTTAAAGTATTTATCGCATCAATATGTGTAGAAATTCTTAAAAGAATGGAAACATATGTTGCGAAAGATATTCAAGATGGAGCAAATGATGCAAAGAAAATTCTAAATGATGCATTAAAAGAATTAAGAAGTACAGGTGAATTATCTTCTTCAGAAAAATTATCGAACGCATTAGAAAGACTTGAGAAAATAGGTTTAGATAATTTATTCCCATCTGAAGGTATTTTATTTGTTTATAATGATAAAATGTACAAAATAACTGGTATGTTTGCAGATTATATTGCATTATCAGATGTTATAAGAACTAAAAAGAAAAATAACGAATATAATAGTTAAATGAAATCACTATTACAATTTATAAATGAGGCATTAATAGTTGAAGGTGGTAAAGCCGTTGAAGGTACTCCTATGACACAATCACAATGTAAAGCAGTGTATAATGATGTTGCTGAAAAGTTTTTAAGTAAACTTGGATTAGATAAAGATGGTACAACATATACAGCTTTAGGTTCATTTGGTAAAAAACATGAAGATCAAACATCCGGAGATATTGATATTGCTATTTCAACTGAAACAGTAGCAGGTTATCTTAATATTCCTATATCTGAAGTAGAACAATATATCTGCGATTTATGTGAAAAGGAAAATATTACGTACAAATATGGCAAAGGTATTCATGTTATTTCAATAGCTTGGCCTATTCCTGGTACAGATAATTATGGACAAGTTGATTTAATGCCTACAGATAATATGGAATACTCTAAATGGATGTATCATTCACCAGATTTTACAAAGGCTGAATCAAAATATAAAGGTCTTTATCGTAATCAACTTATAATGAAAATTATAAAGAACGTTGACCAAAAAGTATTATCTAAAAACGATAAAGATGAAGTAATGGAATATGAAAGATATGCATTACGAATGAATTCTGGTATTGCTAGAACAGTACGTTCATATATTGGTAAGAAAGGTAGATTAAAAAATCCTATCGCAATAAAAGAATTAGAAAAACACGTCACAAATGTTCCTGAAGATATTGTAAAACTTGCATTTGGTGAAGGAATAAATAAAAAAGATACAATGACATTTGAAAATTGTTATAAATTATTTATGAGTAAGAAATTCCCTTGGGCAAATGAAAGAGAAAAAATAATGGGAGATTTTATTGATGAAATAGTTAAAACAAAAGTACCAATTCCTTCAGAAGTTTATGATGATTGGGGTAAATTAATTGAAAAACAAAATTAACAAAATACTGTTTTATTATTATTTATATTATAGAGATATAATGTAAATCAATCAATAATTGAAAATAAAATTTTAACAAACATATTTACTTGAAAGAAAATGGCAAATAAAAATTGCATGGTTTTTGAAACTCTTGGTAAGGTATCTGATTTACAGGTACAAGAAGGAGCAGGTAAGAATGAAGTTAGATTGAGCGGTGTATTTGGTGTTTGCGGTGTACGTAACAACAATAAGCGTGTTTATAATAAAGAAAATTATGGCATGATGGTTGAAGCGTTACAACGTACTATACAAACTGAGGGTTGCCCGGGTGAGTTAGAGCATCCAAATACTATGAACATTACACTCGAAAATGTATCACACAAGATTGAGAGTATTCAAATGAACGAAGATGGTACTATTACTGGTACAATTCTTCTTTTAAATACTCCTAAAGGACAAATTGCTAAGGCGATTGTTGAAGGCGGTTTGCCACTTTATATTTCTTCTCGTGGTGCAGGTTCTATTGACGAGTCAGGTAATGTAACACTTTCTACTATCAAGACTTACGACCTTGTAGGTACACCTGGTTTTTCACAAGCTAAATTATCTCTTAAAGAAAATCAACAGTTTGAATCTTTGAATGAGTCTGCAGAAGATGGTAACATTATGTTCGCTATCGTTGAAAAGGATGAATTCGGTTTTGACGAGGACGAAAAGAAAAAGAAAGAAGACGAAAAGAAGAGTTCTGAAGATTTATTAGGCGGAGATGATAAAGACAAAAAAGAGGATGATTCTTCTGACGAAAAGAAAGACGAGAAAGAAGATGAACCTAAAGAAGATGAACCTAAAGAAGACGATAAAAAGGAAGATGAAGGTTCTGATGAAGACGATAACAAAAATTCAGATGATATTAAAATGAAAGATTTAAAAGATGCTATTGACAAGCTTGTAGAGAAGGTAACTACTCTTGAAGCTGAACTTCATGTTGCAAAAGAATCTTTAACTCCTAATTATGCAGCGATTGAAAGATGGGTTACTGAAGAGTTCGCTCCAGAATTCAAGAAAGAAACCATTACTGAAATGGCTGGTTTTGTTGAAGGCTGGGTTACTGAAGAATTCGCTCCTGAAGTACAAAATTGGGTTATTGAAGAATTCGCTCCTGAAGTACAAAATTGGGTTACTGAAGAATTTGCTCCTGAAGTACAAGGTTGGGTTTGCGAAGAATTCGCTCCTGAAGTACAAGGTTGGGTTACTGAAGAATTTGCTCCTGAAGTACAAGGTTGGGTTTGCGAAGAATTCGCTCCTACTATTGAAGGTTGGATGACAACTGAATTTGCTCCAGAAGTTGTAACTAATAATGTTAATGAAGCAGTAAATGCTAAATTTACTGAAATCGAAAACAAAATTAATGAAAACGTAAATTCTTATTTAGCTGCACAAAAAGATAATCGCTTTGAAGGTATCGATAAGATGCTTGAATCATTATCTGAAATGGATAATAAAGAACAAGCTCTTGCTAAATTAGAAGAAGCTCAAAAGCAAGATAAGATGTTTGAAGGTTATTTCGCTGTAGAAAATATGCCTGCAAAATATCGTCCACTTTGGGAATCACTTAATGATGAACGTAAGTTAGAAATTGCTCGTCAATCTCGTATGTACGATTTCACTAAGATGGGTATTCTTGAATCATTCTGGGCAGGTGTTAAATTTGAAAACAAACAAGTTGTTACAGAATCTGTAGATGTGGTAAATAATTACCATAATTCTATTGCTGCTCAAATGAAGAAAATGATGCATAAATAGTAATAATTCTTTAATCAAAATTAGCGTATTATTATTATTTATAATTTAATGAAAATTTTAAAATCCTTTAACAATTAAGGAAAACAAATAAACCTTTCTCAAAAGAGAAATTATAACAAAATTATCAATAAAGTTTAATAAAATGTTATTTAACGAAAACAAGGGTACCGAAATGTGGGCCCAAATGTTGAAAGAAAACTTTCAAGTAACTGATTCAGCTAAGGCTGCTTGGGTTGCTGAATATGCTTCTATTCACGAAATTCATGAAGCTGCTCTTGGTGTAGGTGGCGCAAATATTGGTGGTGCTGTAGCTCCTGCTCAAGGTGTATCTCCACTTTATGCTACTCCACTTAACACTCTTGGTATGGGTAATCCTATGGCTCCAGGTGCTGGTTCTGCTAATGTACCTATGGGTGGTTCAGGTGATTTCTTCAAGCAAGCTGTTGGTTCTGGTGATATTCCAGTTTCTACTCTTCCTATGGCTCTTAACGTAGCTCTTATGACTATCGGTCTTGAACTTGTTCCTGTAATTCCTGCTAAAGGTCCTTGGGCAATGTTAACTTATATGGACTTCCCATATGCTGGTGGTAAGATGGGTCGTAAGAACGAAATCGCTGGTCTTGATGGTGTAGGTGAAGGTGCTGAAAACAAGCCACTTTACTTCAAGGTTGTTCCTGCTGTTGCTGACTTAGCTGGTCTTCGTGATGCTCTTAAGGCGGCTGAAGGTAAAGAATTAGTATTCACTACTGATAAGGGTGTTGTAACTGGTACTTATAAGACTATGGGTCGTATGGACGGTGGTCTTATTTGCCAAATCGTTTCAGCTAAGGATGATGCTGATAAGAATACTTCAATTAGAGAGGTATTTGATGGAGCTCTTTCTGCTGTAACTCTTGATAAAGTAAGCATTTTTGATAAGTTTACAGGTGCTGTAAGCGTTGATTTCGCTCAAACTCACGTTGATTTCGTTGATGGTTTCGCTAACTTCGCAACTGGTGCTAAAGCTCCTATGAGCCGTGCAGAAAACGAAACTGGTACTGGTAACGTTCTTGGTCTTCGTCTATTCTCTAAGTGGATCTCTATGGGTTCTTATGAAGTTACTGCTACTGTAACTCGTCAACAACTTCAAGATCTTCCACTTTACGGTGTTGATGCTGTTTCTAAGGTTATGGAAGCTTGCCAAAACGAAATTACTCAATCAATCAACGCTCGTATCCTTGAGCACGTATTCGCTCTTGGTGTTACTAACGCTGTTCAAATGAAAGCTCGTCAAGGCGCAGATTTCAACCTTTATATGGGTACTGCTGCTACTAAGGATGTAGCTGATTTCGGTGTTAAACCTCTTATGGATATTTACGGTGTTGACCAAACAGGTGCTTTCGCTGCTGTTAAGAATGCAGAAGTTAACTCTTCAGCTGAAAATACTTGGACTCGTCAACGTAAGATTTCTAGCCGTATCCTTGCTGCTGCTAACTTAATCCAAGTAACTGGTCGTCGTGGCCGTGCTAACTGGGTTGTTACTAACGCCCAAGTTGCTACAGCTCTTCAAGATTGCGCTGGTTATGTAGTTGCTCCTATGGTTAATACATTCGCTCAAGATGGTTCTAAGGATCTTTACCAAGCTGGTACTCTTGCAGGTATCAAGGTATATGTTGACCCTTATATGGACTGGGATGACTGCCGTATTTGCGTTGGTCGCAAGGGTAATGGTAACGAACCAGGTGTTATCTTCATGCCTTACATCTTAGCTGATACAGTATCTATCACTGCTGAAGGTACTATGGCTCCTAAGATGCTTGTTAACAGCCGTTATGCTATTGCTGATGCTGGTTTCTTCCCAGAGAAGATGTACTACACATTCGCTGTTAACAGTGATTTCGGTTTACTATAATCGAATAAATACTGAGGCATCTTGCATCGACGAGATGTAAATTCCGCCTCTATGTATAAATAAGAACGTTAGTTCGGGTTCCAGATTATTCTGGAACCTTTTTTATTTTTAAATATAGTTTGAAACATATCTGGTAAGAATCCTATATTATAATTAATATATACATATACAATATGCATGATTCATTAATACTTAAAGTTTTCTATAATAACAAAGGATTAAATTATAATATATTTGATAAGTTTATTCAAAATTTATCTAATTATCCACTATTATTTGAATATATTTCATATAGATATAATGATGCGTTAAGTATTGAAGAAATATTTTTTAGATTAAAACATAATATTGAAGAAAAACCGGTTTGCTCAACTTGTGGTAAGCCTGTACCTTGTCGTTTTAAACCTAGTAAACCATTTCAGAAATATTGTAACAATTCATGCAGAGGTAAAGATCCTATAAACAATAAAAAATGGGTTGAAGGACAGCACAAATATAATTTAGAACACTATGGGGTAGAACATAATTTTCAGCGTGTAGACTGCATAAATAAACGTTCAAATACATTATCAGACAAGTATGGGACGACATCAGTTTTAGCAGTTCCGCAATTTAAGGAAAAAAAGGAAAAAACAATGGAAAAACGTTTTGGTGTTAAACATGCTATGCAAAATATTGATATAAAACAACGTCGGGTTTTAACGCATGTAAAAAATGGAACAAATACAAGTTCTAAACAAGAAAATATTGTTTTTGAATTACTTAGTATTTTTTATCATGATGTTAAACGAAATTATAGTTCTGATAAATACCCATTTAATTGTGATTTTTATATACCAAGTAAAGATTTGTATATAGAATATAATGGTTCACATTACCACCGCGGACATCCATTTAATACTTTAGATGAAAATGATAAAAAGGAATTAGAACGCCTGCGTAATCTTTCAAACAGTAAAAATCAATATAATAAAATAATTTATACATGGACAGATTTAGATGTTCGAAAACGAAATACGGCGAAGGAAAATAATCTTAATTTTATTGAATTTTGGAGTATAGAAGATGTAAAGCAATGGTTAGGTATTGAAAATTCGATTAGGTTTAAAGATAATTTAACTCTAAAATACGATAATCTTATAAATGAATTAAATTACTATAAAACTAACAGTGGCAAATTATCAACAAAATATGTAAATAGTAAATTGATTAAACAATATCAACAAGATGTATTTTATAAAACAGAAAAACAATTATGGAAAACAAATGAAAATAATTTGCGTTCAAGATTAATAACTAATCGTTTACAATACTTAAATATTGAAAACGAAAATGACATAACGGCAGAAATAATACTTAATGGGTTTAAACGTTCTGGAATTTATTACGGTTATAGTAGTTTTAATCCGTTATGGATTAAATGGTTTTTAGAAGAATTCAATATTAATATTTGTTATGACCCTTGTGGTGGATGGGGTCATAGATTATTAGGTTCTCAAAATATTAAACAATATATTTATAATGATTTAAGTAAACCTATTGTAAATAATGTAAAAACCATTATTAAAGATTTCAATATTAATAATGTAATTATTTATAGTAATGACGCGTCAGAGTTTATACCAAAAGAAGATTATGAAGCAATTTTCACATGTCCGCCGTATTTCAATACTGAGATATTTCCTTGCGGAAAATTCGAAGATAATCAAACATATTTTAACTTAATTGATGGAATTTTTAAAAGTTTTTATGAAAAGGAATCATGCAGAATAATGGGATTAGTACTACGAGAAGACTGTTTACAAGAAAAATATTTAAGTAAAATTTTTGAAAAACACAATTTAAGTATACAACGTTCGCATATTAGCAAAGGTAAAAAAACAAAACAAGAATACTTATATATATTTAAGAAGTAAACTATAAGAGTAACAAAAAATGTTACTCTTTTTTTAATTTAGGAGCTTTTCAAAGTATTATTATTATTTATAAATTAGATATTGTCCTCAGTTGGGGATAACTAATAATTTAGAAACTAAAAAAATATATTAAATATTGACAAATATGGCAATTCCAGTAAAATTCCAACAGTTTAAATCTGCAGGTATTTATAGAGTGGTTTACGATAAGTCTACTGTTCTTGGCACTGAAGCCGAATTACTTCGTCTTGTTGTAGGTTATTCACCTAAGGGCCCATTCAATACACCTGTTTATGTTAAGTCTGTTTCGGATTTCAAAACAATTTTCGGAGACATATCTAAGTCATTAGAAAATCGTGGTTGTTATTTCCATCGTACATGTATTCATGCTTTAGAGGCAGGTCCAATCCTTGCATTAAATCTTAAGAAGTTTGAGGATGAAACTGTAGGTTCATTACGTATTTCTAACTCTTTCTATTTAGATGAAGTACCTGTTAAATCTATCTATGATACTACTCGTTTCTGGAAATTGGAGCCAGATAATCTAAATACTGGTGATAATTATTTAACTATTACAGCTATTGATTCAAAAGAAACTAGCGGTTCTGTATTTATCCGTAAAGCTCCTCTTTCAGCTGTTAAGGAATACAACATTTCTGTAGCAGATTGGTACAAAGCATATAATGAAGATATGCCAGACTTCTTGGTAGGTCATGAAAATAAGAAGATTAGTGATTTCTTTACTGAAGTATTTGTATTTAATAGCAAATTCAATAAGGAACAAATTATTGCTTCTCCTTCTTTACAAAAGTATTTTACTAACAAATACTATAAGTTATACACAAATGAAGTAGGTGAGGATGCTGCTGAAACTGTTAAGCTTGTACCTACAGCAAAAATGGAAGCTGGTCAAATAGTTGCAGGTGATGAAAAGACTTATGTAACTACTACACTTTATATTGGTGCAGGTGATGTTGAATATGGTATTCCTGAAAAACTTTCAGTTATTCCTACTAGCTTTACATTAGAAGGTGATGCTTATGGTGTTAGTGCAAATAAGATTACTTGGGTTACAACAAATAAAGAAACAGGTGAAGGTAATTACTACCTAACTTCTTCATTAGCAATTAGTGAAGGAGATGGTGCTTTAATAATTGACCCAGAAAAATCAATAGTTGCAAACTTCCAATTAGGTATTGGTGCAGATAATTATACTTATGCTGCTAACCAAGTAGTTAGAGTTGGTAAAGAATTCTATTTAAGAGATTCAATTGTTTATGTAGATACTGAAGTTGAAGGTTCTACACCATTTGAATTTAGTGAAGGTGTTATTAAGTATATGCTTACTCCTTCTATTCAAGCTAACCCAGGCGATCCTATCTTTGGTGCAGCAGATGATAAGAATAACCTTGAAGGTGAAGTTATTGTTGTTCCTACTGTTACTAACGCATTTGGTAATGAAATAGATGCATTAACTGGTTTATATAATGAATCAACTTCTGGTGCAGTTGCTCACTACATTGGTTGTTTAATTCCAAACTTCATAGATAGTAACTCAGGTTATAAATCAATCGATATTCTATTTAACCTTGATTCAGATATTCACCACATGATGATGTCATTAAATGAAGGCTTACTTTCATATGATGGTGCCGCAGAAACAGTTATTATACCTAATGCCGCATTAACAAATGATATTCCAAATAGAAAACCTTACTTCTTACAAGGTTATACATATAAGAATGCTAAACCTAATGGTACTACTCTTAAGGCTAAAGTTGAGTGGCAAAACAAACTTGTAAATGTTTTACGTGAAGAAGTAGGTTTACGTAATGCATTACTTTCAGCTGCAGAAATTGAGTATCGTTATATTGTTGATGGTTTTGAAACATTCTATCAATATAATACTGAACTTAAGGCAGAACTTGCATTACTTGCAAAAGAAAAAGAACTTTGCTTCTCAATTCTTAACTTCCCTTCAGTAAGTGCTCTTTGTAAATATACAAATAATAGTGAGTCAGTATTCTTAAGGGGTGGTATATTTGATGTAAACGCTGTTGCAGATAACATTCTTTTGCCAAGCGAAGCAAACGGTGCATCATTCTGTGCATTCTACACTCCACTTAAGTTCTCTGATGGTTATGTAGATACTATTGTACCTTCTGCAGGTCTTGTATCTAACTTATTTATTGGTAAGTACAATGGTCGTGCACCTTATAGCATTATTGCTGGTCCTAACTATTCAAATATCCAATATCCACAATTAGTTGGTCCTGATTACCATTACTCACAAGAAGAACTCCATATTATTGAACCATTTGGTGTTAACTGTATGATTTATCGCCCAACATTTGGTACATTTATTAATGCTAACCAAACTGCTAAGCAAACACCTAAATCTGCACTTTCATCAATCAATGTTCGTGAGCTTGTTATTTACTTACAAGATGAAATTGGTAAGATTCTTCAAGCATATCAATGGGAGTTCAATAACCCAACAACTCGTGATGCTATTAAGGCTAAAGCTGATTTAGTTTGTGAAACTGCAAAACGTGATGGTGGTATTCAAGCATACTTGAACGTAATGGATGAGTCTAATAATACAACAGATATTATTGACAATGAAATGTGCGTTCTTTCTACATCAATTGAACCTGGTCGTGGTGCAGGTAAGATGATTCATGAGCTTACTATTTACCGTACTGGTGGTATGTCAGCCCTTATTAAAGAAGAATAATCCCTAATGGTAGGGAGATAAAACTCCCTACCAATGTTTATTTTTAATTAAGAAAAATATAAAGTATTTATATAAAATGGCTAAAATTTCGCATTTACCTAATATTAGAAATGTAGAAGCTGGTAATAAGTATTACGACCCAATGCACGGTTCAATTTTCGAGGTAGCATTTAGTGTACCTAAAGCAATTGAATCAACCGTACAAAAAGACGTTGCAATTCTTACTCAACAAGTAACTACTGTTTCTGGTCTTGATGCACTTCAAAAGACAACTGCCGCTGGTCAACAAAAATTCTTAGGTGTTGACGTTTCATACCTTAACCCAACACTTGATAATACATATGCAGATATTACTATTGAATTAAACCTTAACTTACGTAATGTTACAGATGCTTATGTATTCCGTGTATTTAAGGAGTGGCAAAAGATTAACTATGATCTTAAGACAGGTGTTCGTTACTTAATGGAAGATTATATTGCACCATTCTTAGCAATTAAAGAAGCTAACCGTGATGGTACTGTATGGCGTGAAGTTAACTTCCAAAAAGTTATGATGACTTCAGTTACAGGTCTTGATGGTCTTGATTATACTAACAATGAAGCACGTAAACTTTCAGTAGTATTCCGTTCAGATATTTGGGACGAAAATATTGCAAATGGTGTACCTAAAGCATAGTTAATACAATATAGTTAAATAAGTAAAGGATAACCTTAGGGTTATCCTTCTTTTTATCTGGTTGTTAATCTTGTTAATTCTGGTTAACTTTAATTCATTTTATAAGTATTTATATATCTAAAATTTTAATTAAACCAGAAGTTACTTAATTTTAACATTTATGATTTCGTATGGAAAATTTTGTTCTTCATAAATTTGCTGACGTGCTTTACCTTGATTTAAAATTTTCTGTGATGCGTATTTCATCATAAATACATCTGTTATATCGTGGAGAATATATGTATCTTTCATTTCTGATAAACCAAGACCTCTACCAATTGATTGTCTATTAATAACATCTGATTTGAAAGATTCAAAAAGAACTCCATAACATAAATCTGATAATGTTATACCTGTACCCATAATTGCATAGTTTGCCACCATAATAGCATTCTTATGTTCTTTGAATACAGTTTTTGCGCCTTTACGTTCTTTTGATGCACCATAAACTGCAATAACTGGTCTATCAGGATATACTTCTCGTAAACGATTTACAATATGTTTTATATATTCTGTATGTTGACAAAGTATTAGCGTATTGTTTGGACAATTATCAAGTATTGAAATTAGATAATTTATACGTTCTTCAAAGAAATGTACCATCATAATTTCAGTATGAAGTCTATTTGCTTTTGGGGTAGCTTGTATAGCATTTTCCAATAATGTTTTATATTTTACCCAATTTTCTTCATTATCTCCACTCTCAAAAATAGATTCTTTTGCTAATTGTAATGCTGCTGGAAATTCCTTTTTATATGCAATAAGAAATTCTGGATTCTCTAAAGGTACTCTATCCATTTTCTTAGGATTCTTTTTATTTGGTACCTCTATAAAATTACTTAATGAATATTCTGCACATCTACACCAAGTTTCAATTTGTTTACGTTTATTTCTATAATGTAAATGGTGTTGATATATTTTAACAGGTGATATATATCCCTGTTGAATGAGGTCATCAGCCTTAATAGTTTGAATCTTTGCACCCAATAAAGTATGTAGAGCGTATGAATCAATAGTATAAGGTTTAGGCAATGTACCAGTCATACCAAATACTAATTTAGCTGATTTCATGAATGGTTGTTGCAGAATATCCTTAATTGATTTCGCATTTGCTCTATGTGTTTCATCTACAAAAACACAATCATACGTATCGAAAAATTTAGGGTTATATTTCTTATTTGTTGGGTCAAGAAAACTAACTAATGATGTAAAAGTACCTATCGTTAAGTTAGATGATTCAACAAGTTTACCTCCGCCCCAAACGCATTCTGTATTGAAGAATTCTCCATATTCTGCAAAGTCCTCATAACCTTGTTTAACAAGGTCAATACCTGGAACAATCATCAATATACGCTTAACACCGAGATACGTCATGGCGTATCTAAATATAACGTATGATATAAGTGTTTTACCTGCACGAGTAGCAAGCTCACTTAACGATATTTTATAACGTAATATTTTATATGCTGATTTATATTGATAAGGGCGTAAATTTCTTGATAAACCCCAAGAATCTACTATTTCTTTGAATTGTTCAAAAGTATGTGGTAATTGTCTCCTAAACATATTAGTATCTATACCATCATACTCTATACTATTATCTTTAAAATATTGACAAATCGGATAACACATACCAAGTGGAGTATAATAAACAATCGTACCAGATGGTTGTCTATACTCCCAAATAAAATCTTGGGTAAATGGGTCACCTTTATATGTAGGAAGATAACATACTGGGTCAACTTTATTTATAACATCAAATAAATTATTTCTAATTATCGCATGTTCTAATTCAGTATCACACTTAATAAATGCGTATCTTCTATCCTTTTCTGAAAATAAAAAATGTATCATATTTGTTTGTAAACAAAAAACTATCGTTATATATAAAATAGTAAACATAATTTTGAAAAAACAAAATTTTGTTCTATATTATAAATGTAATTAAAACAAACTTAAAAAAAATAAAGCTATGACACAGTACAAAACACTTACTTGGAGAGAGATTACTAAGCTTGACACCCCAGGATTTTATCGCCTTCCATTCTACAACGAAGACCGAGATGTTGAGGTTGTTTATGCAACACCTAACATTGATGAGGTAAATATGAAGGTTATCATCGTTAAGTTCGATGAGAACACTTTCCAGGATTTTTATTATAACGATAGCGACCAGATATTTAAGCCGTTAACCGTGGATTATTCGGATGAAGAGGAGGATGA